TTATCCTCCTTTATTCGTATTATGCTTTTCGATTTGCACACCGAAGAAAAAAACTATCACTGTCTTAAAAAGTTCAAGAAAGCTCTCTGCCGATATTTTCCCGACTACTGCAAGATAGCTGAACACTCCAAGCATCGTCAGCGTGATGATAGTTTTTACCTCGATCAGCTTAGCAAGTCTGTCTTTGATTTTCATGTTCCAGATCCTCCAGGCGGTGATTGATTACTTTTATCTGCTCCTCAACCACAGGCATACGCTCAGCAAAGCCATTATGCCTATCAACTTTTTTCTCCAGCTGCTCTATCCTGTAGTTAGTCAGCTTGGAACTCACCAGTATACCTCCGAGGCTCCCTGCGAGTGTGCCGATGAGGGAGAGAATCGAGATGAGAATGCTGCTGTCCATCACCTTGTCTCCTCCTCGCTATTACTTGATGCCATAAGCTGTGCAGTTGACTGCACCTGATTGCCAGACACTGCCAGTATCATCTCATAGAGCTGCCGATTAGTAGGAGCATAAGGCTGATACCCTGCAGGCAGCTCTGCTCTGCGGATCATAGGCTCGAATGATAAATTATCACAGACAGTATCCTTAAGGATAACGCATCTGATCTCATTAAGTGTGTAGCTTGATCCGACAGCAAACGAGGCTCCGTTACCAATATCATTGATAGATGATCCAGGTGTCCTCGTAATATCTAATCTATACGAGCTGGATGATCCACACTCAGGACACCCCGTAAGGATATAGTCTCCATTTGAGAGATTAAGATTTGAAAATGTATTGAGTATCAGTATTGCTGTTGCTGTCGCTGTACCGTTAGCCGTGAATGTGCCGTCTGTATTTACTGTAAATGTGATGCCGTTAACAGTCTTTGTGACTGCATTATTCATCAGCTGATTTTTCGCTCCGCAATCCGCCAAGGCCGAGACAGCACCAGCTACAGCCTTATTCTGCACGGGGTTTTCTGATTCTGTGCTCAATGCACTGTCGATATCAGATATATCGAGTTTCTCAGCGAGCCGGGCACTGAGTGACTGTGCATCTCCTATTGCATCTGATACCTCGTCGATAGTGCGGTCGATATCGTCTACCGTGTGATTTGCGTCCATTTTTCTTATTTTATCTGCCATATTATCACTCCTTGATATAGATTCTTGCGCCGGTGCCGTCTACAACTGCATAGCCCTCACCGTCATACAGCTGTCCGTAATCGCCTCCGCCGCCGTAGAACTGCACCTCGCAGCCGGTAGGGAAGCTTGTGGGATAGTAGGTACAGTCAGCAGGTATGCGTACTGTATTCAGCGCTGTGTTGGTAAATGCCCACTCCCCTATCAGCTCGCAGGTTCGTGGAATATAGACGTGAGCAAGGTTCTGAGCGTTCATGAATGCGCCTGTACCGCTGCTTGACTTCTCTCCGCAGGTGAACTCTCCCGTACCTCTATTGGTAAGGAAGTTTCCGGATACGAAATCATACATTCCAGGTTTGCCGTCCGACTTTCTCACGCACGGCCACAGGTCAACTATAGGTGTTACTCTGTCAGGGCTTCCCGCAGGATTTTCTGAAACGCTGAAATTATAGATCCTGACTGTTCCGCCCATATCTTCAACTTCCTCTCCCCAATATCCGGAATATCTGCAAAAGAGATATATGGGCTGATAGCCGCCGCTTCCATAGCCTCTGCTAAGTTCTCCCTTCTGTACTCCGTCCGCATAGAGGATCTCATTGTTGTACTGCCATTTCACAGGAGTATTTCCTATAGGGACATCTGTCCGAACCACATCTCCCGAGTAATAAGTGTATCCACGGAACTTCATGAACCCGCTTGCCCCTGTTAAATTAAAGCAGTCCTTGTTTCCGAAAACTGAATAGTTATCACTGCACGAACACTTGCACTGGATATTATAATTTGTCTTTTTCTGAGATGCATCCCCGATGTCATATCTCCATCCGGTATCGATGTACTGCGTTCCGGAGCTTTCGAGGTATTCCACCTCTGCGTACTCTTTTGGCAGGCGGCTTTTGCTTAATCTATCAACATACATATGCAGATCTATTGCCGAAGGCATTTTAAAATGCAGGTCCATTATGTGCCTCCTTTCGCAGCAGTATGAACATATAGCTGCCCCAAAAGCTTGCGATAACTGCTTCCGCCAGTTGATATAAGATTAAAATGCATATCATATGTTCCTTCGATCAGTTCGATCGTATCATTACTATCAAGCTGTACAGAAAATCCATTTTCAGTAGCTGTACACTCCTTATTAATCACAGCGATCTGAGGAGTTTCTGCTCTTGCAAGTATAAGATACATACTGCATCCTTCGATGCTGTCTCCGGATCCGACCTCTACCTCAACATTAAAAATAGGCAGTGTATCTCCTGCCAAGCACTCCATATCCTGCATTTTTTCATAGAAATACATTACATTCCACCTCCGAATACTTCGTTCCATAGTGCACTGATCAGTGTTCCGACATTGTAAGTGTTGCCGTTCTGTTCAAATAGCAGTGAATCTCCATGTATGGCAGCCTGTGATGAGATACTGCCTGCTGTTATCGCTCCGTGCAGCACCGCATCGCCTGATGAAGATATATATGCAGACGGCGACTGGTCGCTGATGCTATTGTAAAGATATACCGCACCTGCCTGTATCAGCACTTTCTTGTCTGCGGACGTATTTTTCAGCATTAGCTGCAATGGAGTCAGTTGGAGATCCCATTCATTGCAGTTCAGCGTGATAGCATCATACGTTTCTGTAGCTGTACTCATGTTAATTCGCCCACCTGTCATCTGTAGTGCAGATGCCTGAACTGTACCGTTCGGAAGTACCCTGAATATACCGTTTCCATTATTGATATCCATACTTGATGCTGTGACATTTCCATTCGTATCAACGTGGAATGTTCCGTTTCCGTTGATTATCTCAAGTCCTCTCAGCACTCCGGCAGTAATGAAATCCGCTACAATAGCCCCGTTCATGGTGATGGCTGTATCATAGGGGCCGCTGTATCCGTTATTACTATAGCCGAAGCCCCCGGAGTTCCAGCGCCATACCTTGGTCGCTGTAGATTTATCCGGAGTATCCATGATAAGGATCTCGTTGCCGTTGACTACTACATATCCATTGATGCCTGCATTGATAAGATCCGTAGCCGTTGCTTTTGCAGAGGCAAGGATGTCAAGTTTCTGCTTTGGCAGCTCATATTCGATCAGCCTTGCAGTGCGTGTAGCTATATCTGTGATCCTCTCCGCCCTGTCTCCTATCTCGATAGTCGGAGCATAGGGCTTGTAAATATCAACTGAGCGTCGCATGACTCTCAGCTCCTCATCGATGCTCATAAACTCATTCAGGAAAGGATATGTCCAGCCACATTTCACAGCAGTATATGCACTGTTGATAGTACTGAGGTCAAGTACCTGTGCCTGATATGCCTTGCGAACACGATTGTTATTTGCGAGATAATCCTGTCCGGCTGTCTTAAGATTTGCAGGAACGGTGATATCATCAAATATCACTGTCCCTTCGATGATACCGAACTGATCTATAGCATTACTATCATCCAGATATATGCAGTCGCTATTTACTGAAGCTATTGTAAGGCGCTCAGCGCTTTCCTCTGGGTGCAGCTGATAGCCAAGAGGTATGAGCCTCGTTATAATGTTCGTACTGTCAGTATCTACACTGAGAGCGACTATATTATCAGCAAGCTGTATCTTCGTACTGCTCCTGCTGCCGATCTGTTCCATGTAGTCAAGGACAAGCCTGCCTTCAACCTTTCTGATACGGATCTCTCCGCCGATACGTTCTATCAGATTAACACGGATCTCTTCAAGAGTATTTCGATAGGCCGTTGTCTTGCTGTTGGTATTATCGCCGGAGATATTGCACATACCGAGATATATTCGCTTATCCTCAGATACATTTGAGTTGTGAATATCCAGCAGAGCTGCCACAAATTCTTCAACAGTGCTGCTTTCATAGTGATGATAGGGCTGTATGCTGTCACACAGATAACCGAGGTAGCCTTCACATACACCGTTCTTAGACAGGTGGCCGTCAGCTCCCATGCTTTCACTGTGAGTGAGCAGTGTTCCCTCGAACTCGATCTCACTCGTGAGAGTATTCGTAACCTCGATAATATCCTTCCTGTCCTTGAGCTCATCTTCGTAACGTGGATTTGAGACAGGGAGCTTGAAAGAGAACTTCGGTATCTGATTTACTTCATCATCGATGCGTCCAGCAGAAAGCCTGTACCGGCTCTGAGTATCAGGCTCATGCAGGAGCTGTCCGTTGATAGTTATTCTGTACAATCATATCACACCCTTTCCCATATCCTTCCAGTCGTTCATGAAATCCGCAAAACCAGTTCGAGAATTACGATATTCCCCTGCCATTACAGCGGCATAAAATCGCTCAGCAAGAGTAGCATCAGCGGCGGTTATCATGCCGTCCATATCTGCATCAGCTGCTCTCTCCTGCTCCGGAGTAAGCCCGGAGGGATGCCCTGCGGCCAGCTCCCCGGCAGCAGCAAGTATCAGAGTAGCATCAGTACCGTCGACAATCCCGTCACCATTGATATCCGGGAAATGCACTGTATCTGCGGTATACATCTTGTTGCTGTTAGGATATATGGCCGGTTCTGCCATGAATGTCAGTGTGAATGTGTATATACCGTGTTTTTCCTCGAAAGACACAGCCGGCTCCGATACCATAAAATGATGATCCGGAAAAAGGCTGTCCATGAGCTTTTGACGGCCTTCCCAGTGAAGAGCCTCGATGATCCTTATCACCTTATCCTGTGCTCTCCTTGTGTGGAAGCACATGAGCTCGAACTTATACACGAGCTTTCTTTCGCCATAGCTCTGCTTTCCACATACGGACCCGAAGTCGTATGTCACGCTGGAGAACGGGACACGCTCCTTGTAGTTATCCTTCGGAGCTGCCCCGATACTTCTCTTAAGCATTTTAAGTCCGAGAGTGTAGTATGTATTAAGATTGCCAATTGTCAATGCTGCTCTCATGCGAGACCTCTCTTTCTGAGCACTACCTTCTGCCCCTGAGCTTTATCAATTTTTTCACCTGCAAGATCAACAACTCCATCAGCTATTATTTCATCTCCGACTATGAGCTGTATATTCACAGGCTGACTGTCAGAGGTATCACCGGATGTATTGTTATTGACCGTGCTGTAGCTGTAGTTGTTGACGATATCGGATGTGGGGCTGGGAGTATATCCGCTGTCAATATAAGCGGATTGCCTCCTAAGAGCATCTACTGCCTCAGGAGCGATTTTCAGTGCGAATCTGTCGGCTACCTTGTCTATCCACTCTGTATTGTTTTCAAGCGGTATGATAGCTTCAGCGCCGTCTTCACCGATCAGCGATATCTCCGGCGAGGTTACAATGCCGCCTCTTGCATGACCGAAAGCCCCAATGATGTTCTTAACTCCCTTGACCGGATTAAGCATGCTTGTAGCACCGTTCCAGGCTCCTTTCAGCCCAGACACAAGACCTCCGCCTTCTTCTATGGCAGCATTCATGCCGTCCTTGAAATCTTCGACAAATTCCTTACCCTTTCGGTATGCATCACCAAATCCGATCGCATCAAAGAAGGCTTCTATAAGATCGCTTGCTGCACTTCTCATCTTGTCCTGAAGTGCGACTATGCCCTCTGCAAGCTTCACGACGATCTTGAATGCTGCGGCAAGAAGCTTAACAGTGTTCTCAGGGTTAAGCAGATATTCTGCAAGCTTGGCAATTATTTCGATAGCCGCATCAAGGAGCTTAGGAGCTGCCACTATAAGTGCATCAACGATATTATCTACTATTTTCGGGAGATCTTCTGCCATTACGTCAAGGCTGTTAAGCAAGCCGTCTACAAGTCCTAAAAGAATGGCTATGGCAGCATCTACAAGTCGCAGGATGTTGTCCGGCTCTGTGAGTGTCTCTATTATCTGGAGTATCATGCCAATAGCGGCAGGGATAAGCTCCGGCAGGCTTTCACTCAGATACTCAGCAAAGCTCTCTATAAGAGTTAAGGCAGCATCTACAAGCAGAGGCAGATTGTCTTGTAGTCCCTTGCCGATAGTGCCTATGATCTTAATAGCTGTATCGAGGATGAGCGGCAAATTGTCTGAGAGGGACTTTGCAAAGGAGTTTATCAGCTCTGCTCCACGACGCATCAGATCAGGGAGATTATCTGTTATACCTTTTGAAACGGTACTGAGGAGATCTCTGCCAACTGAGAGTAATTCAGGTAGATTGTCTATGATGGCATGACCTAATCCCTGTACCAGCTCCCAGCCTGCGGATATAAGCTGCGGCATAACATCAGTTATGAGATCTGGCAGAGCTTCTGCTATCTTAGGTGCTATTTCCTCAATCAGATCGCCTATACCTTCAAGAGCCTGCTCCGCAGCCGGAAGAAGATTGTCGAAGGCAATTGAAGCTGTTTCGGTGAAACTGCTGATAAGCTTACCAAGATCAGCTTTAGGATCTGCAAGACCAGCAACAAGATTCTTCCAAGCAGACTTCATTGCTCCGATCGAACCGGATATTGTGTGCTCAGCTTCCTTTGCTGTAGTGCCGGTTATATCCATGCTGACCTGTATCTCATGTATAGCGCTTACGACATCAGAATAGCTTGATATATCATAGTGTATACCTGATATTGCTTCCGCATCTGCAAGAAGCCTTTCCATTTCGGATTTCGTACCGCCATAACCAAGCTTAAGATTATCAAGCATGGTATAGTTCTGCTTTGCAAATCCCTGATAAGCGTTCTGGATGCTCTCCATTGTGGAGCCCATTTTATTAGCGTTATCCGCCATGTCTGTGATAGCCATATCAGCTATCTTCGATGCTTTAAGAGTATCACCGCCAAGCGACGATATAAGAGCCGCCGAGAAGCCTGTAACGGTCTCCATGTACTCGTTCGCACTAAGCCCGGCAGTCTTGTATGCATTCTCAGCATATCCCATGACGATGCCTGCTGAGTTCTTGAAAAGTGTTTCAACACCGCCTGTCAGCTGCTCATAGTCTGCATAGGCTGATATTGCCTGCTTACCAAGTACTGCAACAGCTCCGGACGCAGCAGCAGTCGCCGCAGCCACTACCTCCATGCCCTTCTTTGCAAGAGAACCAAGCTCACTTATTCCAGCCTTGAATCCGGTCTGATCTATCGCTGTATCAAATTTTAGTGTACCGTCAAAAGCCACACTGATCCCTCCTTATGGATCGTGCGGCTCATAGGCTCATTGCACTTGTTTTCCGTTTTCGATTTTTGCTTCAAATACTCGTTTGCAGTTCCTTGTACACATGACGTATACACCGGAGCATTCTGCGGTATTGCTGTATAATATAGTTTTAGCTCCGCAGTATGGACAGCGGAGCCATTTTCTTTCCGTTTCCGGAATAGGTATTTTTTTCATTTTAAACCTCAAAAACAGCACTTATCTCATCATCGGTCATCTCGTAGGGGATAGCGATACGGCGCTGTATTTCCATTATACGATGCCTTTCTGCATCGTCTTTTATCTTGCTTATATCGGCAGAGCGATATGCTATCCTTTTCTGACATACCGAATCATCAGGAAGCGCTGCCATTAAGCAGCGAAACTCCCACCAGTGCATTTTGGCTGTCAGGAGATCTATTCCATAGAACCTACGGAAATCCCCTATGATATACTTTGCATCATACTTATAGCTGAAAACCGGCGGCCTGTGAGGTTCCTCAGAACGAGCATCTTCATATTCTTCCAGCGGATCCGGTTCCAGAGCTATGGCCCTGTAGAATGACATCAGTGCTGTGATAAGCTCTTCGGTGATTTGTTCCGGCGGAGTTTTCAGCCACTGTACAGCTATGACGATCTTTTCCTCTGCTGTCAGATCAGTATCTGCCAGCATATCTGCAAAGCGGAACCATTCCCGAAAGTCGGTGATGATACTGTATTCTGTACCGTCAGCTTCGATAGTTTCCGGGAATGGCTCATACAATGCGTTTATCATTTTTTCTTTGCAGCTGCCCTGCGCTGCTGACGATTGACAGGCTTGTACTTTGAAAGCCTTTCTGATTTCTCTTTAGCTATCCCGACTCTCTGCACTGATACAAAGTCAAGGAACTTGAAATAAATTCCTTCATAAACATCAACATTTGTCGGCTGCCCTTCAAAAAGCTTCTCACCTGTGCCTCTGCCGAATATATCATCAAACAGGTCCTTAAAAAGCTGACAGTAGTTTCGGATGCGTTCGGAATTCTTTCCGTCTTTCGGAAGTTCCTTTTCATGCTTTTCCATTGCCTCGAAAGCCTGCTCACAGCGCTCGTTCACATCGGCGTCCTGTAAGTCAAGCTCTAAGCTCAGTCCGTTTATTTCCCATATCTTATGGCTCATAGGCTCATCTCCTTATAAATTACTGAGTTTCCTCTTCGGTGTTTCGTTCTTTGGAGTCGCCGCCGGAGTTCTCCTCCGGCGCTTCTCCGGCCGTCTATGTGGCTTCTGTGAATGTACAGGTCTTCCAGTCATCAGAGCTTGATGCTGTACCTATTATCTGCTCTCCACGGCATCTGAATGTGCCCGAATACGTCATAATATTGATATTATCACCCTCAGTAGACGGGACAACAGCATATGGACGCTTGACGGCCTCTCCTGTATCAGTATCTACAACGATGATATTTCTCACCGCATCGTCACCAATGAGCTCCTCATCGTGTATCTTGACGATATCGTCCTGAACGACATTGTTGCGATGTCTGTCGAATGCGTAAGATATAGACGGCGAATAGCCTACTACATCAGTCTCCTGGAACGGCTCGTCAACATACTGACGGCTGTACTCCATAGGGTTCTTATTTGTTGTGAGCTGCGTAAACTTAGGCATTCTTGTGAATGTCTCGGTGCTTTCTCCGCCACTTGTTGTCACAACTCCAAAAAAAGCCACTTTCTTATGTCTGGCTACTATTCCGGACATAGATCATTCCTCCTCATATAGTAATCTCAGCTGAATCTGATAACGAGCAGTATTACCGTCAGCAGAAAAAGCATATCCTCCTGTAAGCACCTCAATACTCACAGGTTCTCTGCCATCAAGATCGGGCAGGTCATCTGAATTGTTCTTACCAGTTATCCACCGTTCAAACTCTTCATAAAATGCAAGATTATCAGTGCAGCAGCTTACATCTGCTGCAAACACCTCACGGCTCGCAAATGTAAAAAGGAACTGTTTCATGCAGCCGCCGTCTGTGTATTTCCTATACACAGGATCACATGGCACTGCCTCTATGGCATATTCCACCGGCTTATCGCCAAGATAGTCTATCATCAGACCGCCGTCTTTCAGTTCAGGATATGTCATTATAAAATCACGAATGCAATCTATCAACGGCTTCATTTCTTGATTCCTTTCAGTATATCCTCCTTGTGGTCAGCTTTCATTCTTTCAAGCCAGAATTTACCACGATTTTTTCCGGAAGAGCCCTTATTCGTATAGTATTCTTTGCGAGCTGTAGGCTCTGTGTTGATGATAACACCTGGACTTTCTACTTTGTGAGATTTACTCATCTTGCCTTTTCCGGTAAATGGTATTACCTTTTTCAAACGTCTGTTGTAGCCCTTATCCATTGATATCGGTGTGTAGTCTTCAAGCCTCCTGATGACTTCTTTATCAACATAGTTCTGAGCCTGCCTGAACTGATTTTCCGATTTCACAGTAAAATCCGGATTCATCTGCAATCCATTGAATTCTATCATGACATCACCTTGCTTTCAGTTCAATATGCCGTACACGGCTTGAACCATATCTGCGGTCACTGGCGGAATATATCGTCAGAGCTCCTGACGGTGGAGTAAGATCCGGAATGATTTCCGGACATATCCTGTCATCAGTCTTCGGCATATAGTCGGAGGATGCTTCCGGGATGTTGATAAGAACATCATTACGAGGAGAGCGGTCTTTGCCGTCCCCCTCTATCAGTGTCTCCTCCCAGTAAACAGCTCCAACCTCATGCCGTATGTATGTAGGTGCTCTGTTCTGCACTGTCTTTTCATAGATAGTGCAGCCCGATCTATTAGTAAACATCGTATCACTCTCCTGAATTGTATAGATCAAGTGCTCCGTATGTCTGCCTTCTGAGGCCAAGCTCCTTCAGCTCGTTCCGCAGATAGTACAGTGACTGCCCTGCATTAAGATAAGTCATCGAAATGCTGTAGCTGCCGTTTGTCTCAGAACCCTGAGAAAGTGCGGGTGAGCTGTCTGTGATCGAGTTAAGTGCTCTTGTCACTGCCTGGATCACGATGCCTTTTACAGCGATTCCATAGTCCGGATCATCAGAGATCATTTTATCCAGATCTTTGCCGCTCTTTTTGGCTGCAAGCCTCAGTTTCGATGATGCAGTGTCAAGCAGGATCTCTGCCGCATCATGCTGTGCCGCTGTCAGGCTTATCCCCAGAGCTTCTATGTCGCTTACGCTTGCATAAGCTGTTTCCATTATCATCAGCCTCCTCTTTTACCTTATTGGCAGGAGTGATCTCCTCCCAATCGGGGGAGATCAGCTCGGAGACTATTTCAATCACCCTGCCAGTCTGCTTATGACGATAGATCATGTTGAGGATGCTACAATACGAGCGAACGAAGCAGCATCGAGGATGCCCCATCCTACATAGCACTCAGCTCTGAGCACGATCTCGTTGCTTCTCTTAAGATCGCCCTGTCCGTCAGGATCACCATAAGGGATAGTCTCAAATGTAACCTGCTGTGCATATCCCCAGCGGAAAGCATTTGCAAAGTCGCCGACAATAGCACGATCAAGGCTGTTGCCGAAGGAGACAGTACTATTGATATCAGCAGGCATACCGCCGAAGTTACCAGGATTAGCGCCGTAGCGGAATTCAGGATACATCGAAGCATGAGAATCAGCCATTTTCATTGCACCAAGAGCAGTGCCGAAAGCCGGAGCCATAGCGATACCGGTAACATCATTCTCAGCTGCCTGAATAGGTGCGACTGCGCTGTCAACATTATCATCAGGGGCTGATGAATTATATGTAACAGTTGTTGTGACCGCAGAATCAAAGCAATTAGTGCCAACGATAGTTGATGCAGTATTTGTAGCGGGATTCACTCCGTGGAATGCAGCTATATCAAAGCCTCTGGCGATCTTCTTAGCAAAGCCTTCGTTGAATGCCCGAAGGATAGGAAGCTGCTTTTCTTCAGTCATCCTGAGGAATTCGTCAGTTACTCTGTGCTGATATACGAACTTGATAGGCTTGATAGTAACAGATCCTGTGGCAGCATCACCAGCAGGCTTCTGAGCACCCTCACCGACGATAGCAGCTTCTCCGTCCATAGAGAATGTCATTACGTCTATGCCGGCGAACGGCATAGGATCACCGCCACAGAGCTTGGCAAGTGTTGATCTGCCCTTTACCTTGTTGAAAAGATCTGTAACAAGCTCGGGCTTGAAAAGTGTTCCTGAATTTGATTTAGTACCCATAGTGATTATTCCTCCTTTTAGTTGTTGATGTTGATACTGTGCAGCAGTTCGAGCTGTGCGGCTGTCATAGAATCAGCCTGTCCGCTCTCCCCTGAGTATTTCGGTGTTGCCTTATACTTAGGAGCACTGAAATACTTAGCGAAGCTCTCAGCGTCCTTGCTGATCTCGTCCTCGGTCTCACCTGAGAGCTTATCAGCCAGTTCAAGAGGGATGCCCTTCTCATTAGCTGCCTTCATCTTCATGGCTGAGATCGCATAAGCCTTGTTCGAGGCAGTGAGATCGTCACGCTCTTTTGTGAGTTTGGCGGTGTCCTCAGGAGAGAGCCAGCCCTCGAAGCTTTTCTTAGCTTCTTCAACAGCAGCATCAACTCTTGCCTTAACAGCAGCATCAAACTCTGCCTGAGTGTTGATCGGTGTAAATTCCATTGATTTTTCCTCCTTTTCAGGGTTGTATTTCTTTGTAACTCCAGCATTAGTCTGTGCCGGAACAGCAACAAAGCTCCATTCATAAGCATCGGTGATATCATCAAGTATGATATGACATTCTCCGCTGCCGTAGTCATGCCCCTTCATGTGCTCGCAAGGGGATTTTGTTTTATCACTACCGCATATAGAGCAGATCCTCTTGAGGGCGGAACAGCTGACACTGACTTCCTTCTTGATGCCACCCTCGATCTCTTCTATAAGCGACTTGTTATCATTTGTGCGTATCATATATGCTTGTGCCTTAAGGTACTTATACTGCCGCCTGTCCTTAGTAAGCCTCTGAGGATCAGTCACGACCTCAGTGTCATAAATACGAGCCGTCTGATTGCTGCTTCTTGGATCATGGTCAAAAATACCGGATTTGCCAATAAACAGCTTACTCATAGAAATGAGCGCCTCATCAGAAAAGCGCTCACAATCACGGTCTATATCATTATCACACAGAGTAACAGGGAATGAATAGATCTCATCCTCTTTGAATTCTCTGCGAGTGAATTTGTTGATCTTTTCAAGCGTTTCCTTATCCATAATTCCTCCTAATAGAAAACTTTCTGTTTTTTTACTTCTTTCGCCGCAGAACACAACCAGTGTGCAAGCGATACCGATTCCAGGAGCGTTATCTCAGCACCTTCAAGCAGCGAGACATATCCGAATCCGCCCGCATTGCCAATAGCTCTATGCTCGGAATTCGATGCAGCCTGAGTGAGAGAAGGCTGTCCAGAGTGACATATGCTCCCTTCAAAGAGCTTCTTCTCGAACAGTGTATTCGCCTCTATGATATCAGATACCTTCGGCAGCACAGCCTTGCACTTCACACCAGCGTCCTTCATCTCCTTGACAAGTATTTCCTGATTTCCTGCTCCGTCAACAGCGACCTGTACTGCATGAGCGTTCCTGAGATAATCTATTATCCAGCTGTTCCCGTCCCTTGCAGATCTGCAATCCACAGCTTCGACAAATACCCTGCCGTCAGCTGTTTTTACAGCTACAGAAAGCGAGACATTGGCCGTCGATTTCGCATATTTAACACCATAATACAGCTTTGCCGGAGTTTTCAGCTCCGGCTTTTCGATCTTGTACTCGTCCCATTCCCTGCGGCTTATAGCTGATTTCTGACTGTATGTAAGCCATAGTCCTAAGCGCTGGATGTTGTCATCCACCTGATCGTCGCCCAACTCATCTTTGATAGTTCTCTCGCTGAGGATATAGCCCAGAGAAGGATTTGTCTCATACCACAATTCAGGATCGTGTGCGTCTGTCAGCTTAGGAACAGACCATTCAGCCCAGCCTGCATTTTCATTCTTGCCGTTCAGAGTGTTCTTGCGATAGTTGAGGAACACTGTGCCGGATGATACTGTCGTCGGCGGAGTTCCGCACATAAGTGTCTGAGGGTTCTTGCTGTCAGTCACAACATACTTCAGAGCACTTTCCTGATCAGATGTATACTCCTGAGCCTCGTCAATGATAAGATCGTCATATCCTTCACCAAGTCCGCCCTTGCTTGATCTTGTTCGGAAATTGATAACAGCACCGCTGCCGTCAAGCCATTCGATAGTCTCAAGACCGTATTTTTTTGTTGTCTTATAATCAACCCCCTCCTGATATCCTGCCTCAGAGAGACGGTCACAGCATTTGCTCCATGCGTTGCTGGAGGTCGTAGTTCTGTGAGCTGTATACAGCACACGTCTGCCGTGAGTAACACCCCAGATAGCACGCATGATAAGTATCTCGGACTTACCGTTTCGACGTGGTATAGACCACCCGAACTTGATGTGCTTCCATAAGCCGTTTTCATCGACAGCCATTATGTCTTCAAGCATCAGCTCCTGCCACGGCTGTGCTTTACGTTTCGACCTGTTATAGATCTCTACCGCCTCGGCTCCGAGGGATGCGAAATAAGGCAGAACTACCATAATTGTAGGAGTCTGCCTTCCAAGCCGTGTCTCGGTCATTCAGACAACTCCTTTCAATTAAGGCTCAAAGGCTCAGATATTTTTCCAGTCAAATGTCAGCGGCAGCAGCCGATTTGAAATCAGCTCATTGCCGGCGGAGAAATCCTGCCCCGGCTTGATCTTGTCGGACTTCTGCCGATTGCAGGTGAAATGAGCAAGCTGTAAGTTGCTCAGATCGGAAGGATGTCCGCCCTTAGCGACTGGAATAATGTGATCTATGGTCGGACTCAGAGGATGCGGAAACTTGAAGCCAAAGTCAACAGGCTTTCCGCAGATGCCGCACACTCGCTGTGTCGCATAGATCTTCTTTTTGTTTGATTCAAACTGTGCCCTCTGCGTACCGTTGTGGTCAGGACGTAAATTTGGCTTTGCCATATCTCACCTCCGTCAGGGTATAAAAATAGCACTTGCGAGGGACATTTGTGTCCTTAGCAAATGCTCAGTGTTCTTTGAGTTCGACGCAGAATACATCATCGAAATTGTATATGCCTATCCATGCGCCCTTCTGCTTGACGATGATTGCTTTGCCGTCATAAGCGTAGTCGTCCCATTCCCCCTTACCGTAGGAGATAGTTTCACCGCTCTTGAATGTGATCTCTATTCTGTCAGCGCTCTCCATTTTCTCACCTCCTTCAAATGGGTATAAGAAAACCGCCTTGTTATGGGCGGTTTAGTCGATATTATAATCCTCTGAATTCTGCAACGATACAATCATCTGTCTTGCATCGTACAGAATATGACGTGTTTTTGTCCTCAATAACAATACTATTTCCACAACGAGGACATTTTTTTTCAGTTTTTCCGTTTTTGATAATGTCATCTTCGGCTGAAACTAAAAATTTGTGTTCAGCAATGGTAGTTTTAGTAGCCATATAGAACCCTCCTTATGAAACTATTGTTTTTTATAGTTACTCCGCTCTCTTTGGCTCGTTCAAGAGCATCAAGTATAAGGTCAGCCCTTTCTTCATCGCTCAAATTCGGACAGTTTTTAGCTGCCATATAGCTTGCTCTAAACTCATCATTCCAAGCCCCATTCGGCACATTAGTCCCTCGGTTTGCTCGGTGTCCATAATATTCGTGGGCGAGAGCTGCTCTTGAAGACATTCTGTCTCTTGGGTGCTTAGAACTTAAATCTGGGAGTATGTCTCCTTTAACACGAATTTCATCAAGAACATCGTCATATCCTGTTCTGTGACCTTTATTGAACCTAAATACCGATTCATCAGCTTCAATAGAAGCAATATCCTTTTTCAAGCTCTCAATTTCGGCTTCAGTAAGAATGTGACTTGGTGCCGTTCTCAAGCCGTTTGGAAGATTTCTTGATGTTATATTCCTTGATTCTATTATACCACTTCCACCGGAATTGTCAATAGACGAATTGTTAATTTTAACGCCCCTAAACTGCTGCAAATTCCGCTGTTCTATGGCTTTTGCCTGCTCCTCGGTAAAGACAGCCGGACTTTCGGCTCCGGGTCCCGTCTCCGGGACTTCCCATGAGCGCTTACTCCATACATCCTGCCGCTCTCTGCCGTTCTCCAGTATGGTCCTGCAATCGCAGTTATCATGCCTGCGGAATACATCTTCCGGCATTTCATCGACATTATACGGATAGCGCCCTGCAATATTGCTGCACCATTCACAGCACTTATATGCGGCTGTCCGGACAATGTAGCATTTCAGACCGGCATCACTGCGGAAAGCGGCATTTTTCTTCATGTAGTCGTCGTGAAAGCTCTTGGTTATCGTCTCGCTTCCGGCTCTTGCACGGCGCTTTATAGTGCTGTCGTCCACTGTAGGGTCGATGAGAGAATGAACGAACTGTTCAACTCTTTCTGTCGGAAAATCAGCTCTCTGAGGACGGATATGTATGCCGTTCTTCTCGTCGAGCGAGATCTGAACATCATTCAGAAGTTCGTTGATGTCAGTATATCCATATTCAAGCAGCTCTGTGCTGAGCTTTTCCCGGACATCCGGAGGTATATCAAGGATGTTCGCCGAAAGGTTTTTGCCTATCAACTTGGAAAGAGCCTCCGAATACTGAGCCGTATCGTTGAAATCTGCTGTACCCTTCCTGACTTTTTTCCGGACAGCTCTTAACTGTGGGTCTGATGCAGACTTACCTTTGACAAGTACCAGCAGATCATCCATTGTCGCTCTCCAATCCGGTCAGCCTGTGAATGTTGCCTGCTCCGAAGAATCCCTCGGAAGCCTGATTGATCTTGAAGATAGCATCTCCGGCCGCTCCGAGAGCAGCAGCATCCGGCTCAAAGATAGGCAGGTACTCAGGCACTGTGTTAGCGAATGCCCGGCGCTCGTAGCTGAACTTATCTCTGATACACGCTGCAAGATATCCGGCATTGAGATATCCAACTCCAAAGGTACGCTGTGCCTTACGAGCTGTAAGGCGGAGCTGCTCATGAGATGCTCTTATTGCATCATAGCTTGCAGGGTTTGATGTGGTGAAGCCCAGATCATCAAGTGTCAGACCGGTCTCACCAGCAAATACAGAAGCATATGCTTTGAGCTGTTCGGCATACGGGGTCATGCTCTGCTGCTGAAACTGTCCTACAGTAGGCTTGCCGCCGTCCTCATCACTGCTTACCCGGAGGAATGACGATATCGTAGCAGCACGATTATTGAATTCTGCATCGTCAGACAGTCCAAGGATATATTTCTGAGGGAAGCTGTAGAATTCCGCAGAGACATCCATGCGCCTGAAAGTCCTGAGAACAGCCTGCGTGATATCCATACAGGTGCGACTGATACGGCTGTGACCAAATGGGCGCTTGGCATCGGGGCGATTTATTATCGGGACAAGCAGCGGATATGGAGCATCATGCAGGAAAGTATCGACCAGCTTGCCGTTTTCATAATAATCCGTCTGGTGCGAGCGGAAATATGCTTCTGATTTTACATTGCCATGCTCGTCACGCTCCAAGACAGCATATCCTTCTGTGAGCATCTTTGTCACAGGGTCTATCGTACCAGTGGCATTTCCTCCGTCAATGACCTGCATCGTGGGATAACCGGTATCATCCTGGCCGATGTAAATGAAGCTACAAGATGATATCAGCGCTGAGAGCACTGAATCATCCATAAGCACGTCCGAGTTGTTGAGCCTGAATATCTCCGTAAGCCCGAAGTCATCATTGCCGAAACGATCAAACACGATACGATCGGCGACACTGTCAACAGCTTTGCCGCACCAGCCGAGCGAGTATGCAAGCCAGTGAAACTCCTTCGGTATGATACTGCTTAGCTCGTTCACAGTGTTCTTCATGTCATAGTAAGCGTAGCGAATGCGGACTCTTGTCTGCTTCACTGATAGCTTGCGCTTAAGATACGGCAGTCCGTATTCCATAGCTTTACCACCTTTTTATTTATAAATTTAGACCTTTGTCGCAGATTAATGAGCAGTGACTCTGTGTAGTCCTGCTTAATACTTGAAGGGGTCCCCTCCCCCCCATAGGGCAGATACAGAAATACCGCTCCTATTGGAACGGTACTCTGAAAAAATCAGGAGATCCAATGCCAGATGGCAAATGGTTGCAGAAGCTGGACTCGAACCAGCGACCTCCGGGGCATGAACCCGGCGAGCACTCCAACTGCTCTATTCTGCCAAAGGTGACCGGTACACGCAGCCGGTCAAGGGAAATGAAAAAAGTATGTAGAACAAAAGAAAGGAGCAGAGAACAGACAGCCGGGGAGAAAATTCCGAAAGTCCCCGGCTTTTTTGCCTGAACTCTATGATATTATTATACTGATACCCAAAACACATTACAACACATTTACACACATTTTAACACATTTTAGCACATAGTTTTTTTATAGCTTTTTTTATTTTTTCCTGTACTGTTCGCAAGGCATAGTTCAGTCCTTCTGCTGTTTCTTCCTCTGTGTGATGAGCTATGTAACGATAGATCAATACAGATTCCAGATCTCTATCATGCAGAGAATATATCAGCTGACGTATTTCACGCTGCTCTGTCTTGATTTCTGATATCTCCTTATCGATTTCTTTTTCGTCATCAGCAAGGCTCATCAGATTGCGTTCTGTGGCGTTCTCGTTTGAGGTAGTATAATTACCCTCGTAATTAATTGCACCGCCCTGTGCGTTTAATCTGAGCTGTGTGCGCTCAGCTTCAAGAGCTATTATCATTTTGCTATTATAAAAATGCCTTTCGAGATACTCACGCATTCTGTTTTCTGTCACTCTATCACCGCCTCAGTGTAGTAAATATCTTTGTTGAGCCCTGCCCGTTTCATGTATGCCAGAGCCTGCGGCCGTGTTGGAAACTCCAGTATCCGGAAGAGCGTAAGATGTATGTAGCCTCCGGTGATACTGTTCCTGATCCGGAATCTCGCTCCGAGAGGGTCAAGGCGGAATCTATTCTTCGTCATCGTCAGTGTCCTCCGCTGTAAGACATATTGCTATCAAAGCAACACATCCGCCGAATATTGTACCGATAATAAATTCGATCATCTTCTACACCTCCTTATCAACATTCTGTATCACCGTCCTTTGGCTCGTATTCAGAGCAGTAATATATACCACTAAGATTTTCTTTTGTTATTTCTTGATTTATACAACGGTCTAACCTTTGTTTCCCCTCACGATTTTTGAAGTACTTACACCGTGTACATTTTTGTTGAATCCAGTTATCAAGCATTTTAGTTTTTTCAGCCATTCTGCTCACCGTCCTCTTCAGCGCAAATATTACGAATCACATCTGCTTCGTCTATGTATTCGCTGTTATCAATGCAGATTTTCTGATTATTCCTACACGCACCATCATCAAACCATATGCACGTTTTGCAAACGCTTGTATTGTTCATTCGGTATCACCGTCCTTAATTGCTATGGTTATTTCAATGATTTTACCGTCAGCGCCTGTTGCTGAGACAGTTACCGAATCTGGGATTTCAAGTCCTTCACTTACCGCAGCCATTAAACTTAGCTTATAGATCACTTTACCTGTGATAATGAAATTCTTGATTATTTCTTCATCATTCATTCTGCTCACCACCTATCAGCTCAGGGTTGTCGTAGATGTTGCCGATTACTTCTGTGCACTCAGCAAACCACTCATTCAAATTTGGATAATAAGATTGAATATCTTCATAAACAGTTGACTCGAAAAGTTCTTTACCAAAACACACACAGCCATTCCAAATGATTATCTCTGCTCTGTTCATAGCTTCAACCGCCCATTCGTCAGGATATTCATACCCAGAACCGCCTTCGCAGCAGACATCTTCAAAGGTTATTATGTCTCCCTCGAAGATCTTTGTTCCGTTCTTATCAGTCAGACCGGTGAACTGGCCGAGAGTATCAGTATAAACAACTTTTTTCTCAATGTCAGGCTCTGTCTGATAGATAATGGAGTGGTCGCCATTCCCTTTTAACACACCGCCATACACCCAGTTGCTCTCAACAGGACTGCCGTCCATCCAGACTTTTTCGCCTTTACGTCGTGTCTGACCTCTGAAAAGTATCTCACGCATTCTTTTCACCTCCATTTTCTATTGATCTGCCGCAGTAAGGGCAGAACTCGTATGTGTCAAGCAAAGGTCCTCTACCGCATTTCTGGCATACCGGCAGAGTTGTTAGCCCTGATGTTCTCGGCATTATCCTTGTAGTCGGTGAAATGCTCATTATGCAGTAACCTTTCCGGCAGTATTCATTGCGTAGTACAAATCGCACCTCAACCTTTTCTTGCTGTCCTGTGTACTTTTCTCCGTCAAACTCTCTCAAGATAAGAATATCATTCGGCTTGAAGTCTCTGTCGTCTCTGCGGACCTCAAAGGTTTTTACTCCTGCTTGGACGGCTTTGAACCATTCGGGAGCGATTTTTAAATCATGTATCATAGCACCACTCCTTTGAATCAACGTGCTGCGCTCTGAAAAGTATCTCACGCATCTCAGTACCCTCCTTCCAGCAGCAAATCACGGGCGATCTCGTGCATATAGCAGCAGACTCCCACAGCTGCGATGCCGACTTTCCTGCACTCAGTCAGCTCTCGTCCCTTATAGCAGGACTCGTCTATCAGTACCTTCACGTCATACAGTGTTTTCATGGTCAGCACCTCCTATCTTCGGCGGTTCGGGTAACGGCATCCAGTGAGTAACTTTTATCCGCATATATGGGAAAGAAAAACATTTATTGCCACTGATTTTCAGAAACCAAAATTCGCTATGTTCACAACTGCCTATAATGTATCCGCTGCCCTCACCGGTTATATCTCTTACATAGCACAGAACAGGTCTGTTATCTTCCGGCAGCCTCTCCTCACAGCTTATCCACCCGTCCAATCTGCTACCGACAATTATGTCATCCGCAGTGGCAGGGACATTTATGTCCTCCCCGATAAGTGCAAGGGCTTCGTCCTGATGATTCCACGAACGACAGTTATAGTGCCCTGACTGTAAAGGGCATTCTTCACAGTTGATAAGTATATCGCAGTCTGCATCAAGAACTTTTCCTATCACCTTAAAATCTTCAACTGCCGCTTTCAGAAGTCGCTTTGCTTCTTTCAGCTCCTTGCATAGCTTTTCAACCGCAAAAGCATCTACTGCAAGAATGTTGCAAGCATCGACTATACTTCTTAGCTTTTTGTAGTCTGTCAGCCATTCTGCAAGCTGTCTGTGGTCTGCGGCACATTCTCGGCAGTCACTCTCCGCTTTCTCTGCGGTCAGCTTTTCGTACATATTGGTTTTGAATTCTTTGCAGTTCTTATATGTTATCACAGATGTTTCATTCCGCTCTGCCACTTCAAGGCAATGCTTTATAGCTTCATCAAGTGTCATTATCAACATTCTCCTTTCCTGGCATATCGTCAACAGCGTCCCAAAGGCTGCTGTAATCGCTGTAGTCCGTGAAGCTGCCGCCCTCGTATGCTTCTGTTATCAGGTCAAGCACATCAGACCTCCTGACGTACGCAGCATCATTCTGGCTTCTCAGCTCGTCATCATAATGCGCTATCCGCCTGCACTCGTTCCAGTGCTTGTCTTCCAATTCGGCCACACGAGCTTTCAGCTCGGTGTTCTCAGCCTCAGCAGTTTCAAGCCTTTTTTCGAGTGCTGCCATGTAGAGCATATCTGTGTCAGTCATTCTCTCTAACCTCCTTCATAATTTTCCGTATCTCCTCCGGACTCAGCTCCCGGCAGTCCTTACCCTTAACAGCCACCGACAAAGGGCAGGACAGGCAGTGCGGATACTGTGAGCATATCACTTCACGCAGGGTCCTCATCGTCCTGCTCCTCCGGGTTATATATTTTTTCTGCGATATCTGCATACTGCAACTTGTAATCGCAGCTCTTAAGAGGCTCGCCCTCTTCATTTCGATAGGCATTACACAGCGGCAGTCTCGCACAGCTCTTGCAGTCCTGAGCATCTCTGCCCAGTCGATCTATGGTCTCGGCGGCTTTTTGCAGTATTGTTTTCATGTTCTTGTCTCCTTTCTTGCACCATAAAGAAACTGCTTTTCGGTCTCGGTATGTATCTTGATCTTCCGGAAATCTATTCCATACTCATTTTCCAGGAGCTTCATGACCTCAGTCATGTGGAGCTCCTTTCCCATATATGCCGGATAGTCGTACATGAAGCATATCTCATCGAACAGCTTCCGGATGTATCTCTTTGAACGTCCTCTGCGGTGCATGACTGCAAGTACAGCGGCGGTAGAGAATACCGCCATTGTATATGCATTTTCATTCAGGATGCTGTATTTCTGCTTGAGATAAGCCTCCTCAGCCTCCTTGTATATCTCCTTCCGACAGTGTTCACAGTTCGTCCTGGCTTTCACTGTCATTCCTCCTTTCAGAATTTGTTGATAACGAACTTGTACTTCTCAATATCTGTTTTTCCTACACCGTCATCTTCAAGCCATTTCCTGATGATGGCATCATAGTCAGTGTATTTTTTTCCTTTGCTTTGAACATAGCTGTCGACCTTCTGGATATATTTCTTGACATTATCTTCACCATAGTCCTTGTTTAGTTCAATAATTTCATTATCTGACAAAAAAACATTTTCATATCTTCCGTGAGGTTTTCTTTCTTTACCCCTTTCTTTAATAATTTCTTTATTATTTTCTTTATATGTAGGGTTACCATTTTTGGTAATAGTAGGGTTACCATTTTTGGTAATAGTAGGGTTACCATTTTTGGTAATAGTAGGGTTACCATTTTTGGTAACGGTTACCATTTTTGGTAATAGTAATTCTGTACAACTTTCAACAGCCCATTCTTCATAATCTTTCACAATGGAAATTGTCTGAGGTTTAACACCTTCACTTGATCTCAGTTCTATCAGATTCAGTGCTGAAAGCTTTTTTAATGCCCTTGAAATATGCACAGATCTTGTCCCTACAGCACTTGCAATCTCTGAAAGTGATATCTCTGCATAACTTCTGTTGAACCCATAAGTCCTGCGGATAATGTACAGCAATATCCGCATTTCATTGCCTGAGATATTAAGCCTGCATATTGCTTCGAGCAACTCGTTTGCTATCTTGGTATATCCGTTCTTTAACTGCGGATTAGCCACATTATCACCTCGATTCAGCTTAGAACGGAACTTCTCCGTCACTGAGGATCTCCTCAAAATCACTGAGACTACCATAAGACATACTGTCATTAGCTGCGGGCTGCTGTGGAGCTGCCTGCTGAGGAGGAGCTGAATAACCGTTATTGTAGTTGTTCTGGGGAGCACTGTAACCGCCGTTGCTGTCGTAATAGTCAACGAATTTCTCAGGATTAACTCCGTTCTTGCGTTCCTGACAATATGCTCTGACCTCTTCAAGTGTTGGTTTTGTGAACCTTTTTGAAGGAGTAGGTGCAGGGGGAGAGTTTTCTCCCCCTTTGGAATCCTCTATCCTATCCTTACCTAACCTATCCTTACCTAACCTAACCTCGGTTTCCATTTGGTTGTCACTTGGTTGCCAGTTGGTTGTCAGTTGGTTGTCAGTTGGTTGCTGTATCAGCTCAGCATAAATACTTGGATGATATCTATCGCTCCGTATTGTATTGTTAGTCTGCCAATCACATATCAATGATACAAGATCTTCATTAAGGATGCGGACATACCCTTTAGCAACAAGCACTCTTAAATCGTCTTCTGTCGCTTTAGTCTGTGTCATAACAGAGTATGCTTCGACTACTCCATCATCATCCGCTGCCATACCAAGATCATAATATAGCAGCCTTGACGTTGGCGGCATTTTTAAAAATTTTCCAGAATTAATTATTGATTTTGCAAACATTCTTCTCTCTGCCATGATATCACCTCACGCAGAAGTCTCGTCGATCAGGTCAAACAGTGTCGGGAGATCATCGGTTTCCTCCTCTGCCTTACAATAGCCTACACCGTCACGGAAATAGTCCGGGTTAAGCTCCACAGCCATGCCATACCGTCCCATTTTCATAGCTGTCAGCGGCACTGTGCCGATACCTCCGAATGGGTCGAGAATTACATCACCTTTATTGCTGTACCTGTCTATCAGCCTTTCAACGATATCGAGCTGCAAGGGGCATACATGAAGCTGAAGGTCTCTTCTGCGCTGTTCTGCATTCAAGGTACGCATCCTGAGAATATCATCCCATACTTTGTCGTTCCAGGATGCAGGAGCAATTACCATGAACGTTGCCGGTAGCTTATTTTCACTATCGAGCTTCTCAGCAAGTGCTATATGCTCCTCATAGCTGTATATATGCTGTCTGGAATATCTGCTATATATCTCCTGTAAACGGCTCACAGGAGCTCTCATGAGCTCTTCTTTGCTGATAAGCCTGTCCCCTGAGCTCCTCCAATAAGCATGAGCATCTATCTGCCAACGGCCACGGCTGTATTCCTGCTTGGATTTTTTCACAGGGATATCAGCGTAAGCCTTGCCTGTATTCGTCGGAAGTTTGCGGAACAGAAGAACATACTCCGGGCAGCCTATACCCATTTTTGAGCCGTCCTTGCACTGTTCTGTCCAGCCAAGACGATAGGTCTGATTATTCTCCCTCACAACATCTGTTGTTATCGTTATACGTCCCATATAGCGGAATCCATGCTTCATGTAGTGCATCACTGTAAGGTCGCTGAACGGGTCTACTGTGGGCATCCCGTCTCCTGTGGCATTACCGAAAAGTATACGGTCCTTGACGTGTATCGCTGCTACTCTTCCCGGCCTCAGAACCCTTAGCAGGTTAGGGGTAAGATAATCCATCTGCTCGAAAAACCTATCATTATCTTCATTATGTCCGAGGTCGTTATAGCTTGGTGTATATTCGTAATGATTGCCGAACGGAATAGAAGTTACTATCTCGTCAACGCTGTTTTCTTCCATTTTTTCAAGCTCAAGAATACAGTCATTGTTAATGTACTTGAAATTCTTTCCCTCTACTACCACTCTATCACATCCTATACTTCTCTTCATTTTTTCGGAAATACTTTCAACAGTCGAAAGTCCGTTCTTGCGGATGATCTGTGCCATTTTTTCGGCCTGATAATCAAATCGCCTCCATTTTTCAAGGAGCTGATTTTTTATTTCATCTTCTTCGTCCATGTAGATGATATCAATAATGACCTCTTCAGGCTGTAAGAAACGATATATACGGTGTACTGCTTGAATGAAGTCGTTGAATTTATAGTCAATACCTATAAATATAGCTCTGTGGCAGTACCTCTGGAAGTTGCATCCACTTCCGGAAAGTATCTTTTTTGTAGCGAAAAGTTTTATTTTCCCCTCAGAAAAATCAATGACCTTCTGTTCTCTGAGATCATAGTCCATACTCCCCCAGATAGCTACTGCTTCAGGTATCTGGCGCTTTATTTCATGCCGTTCCTCTTCAAGGTCGTGCCACAGTATAAAGCTGTCATCCGGATCAGCCTCTATGATCTCTTTTGCTTTGGCTACTCTCTGAACTATACTCTCTCGCTTTATCTTGCTTTCGTCTGCAAGACTGTTTGTAGCTTCACTGAACAGCATAGCCTGTCCCCACTTGTCAATCTCGTATTCTTCACGAACTGTATCAAGCCTATGATAATTGATTTTCAGCGGCGGCAGGTCATATCCTTCATCTGAGTAATTCTTGTTCACATCCGAGGGCTTTGATACGAATACCGCCCATGAACTGACCCACAGCCAGAATTCTTCTTCCTTGTGCGGATATAAGGTCAGGTTATTTGCTTTTGTACTGTCACGCTGAAAAAAGCGTGTCAGAGCCTGCCCAGTGTCCATTATCTCAAGATATCCAGCATAATGTATCAGCTCTTTGTATTTGTTAGGGTCCGGTGTGGCAGTCGCCACGAGCTTATACGGAACACCATTGAACTTTGTCAGGAACTCCTGATAAGTCTTACTTCCGAAGCTCCTGAGCACGGCTGCTTCATCGAGAGATGTTGCTGTGAAGTATCTGACATCGATATCACCATCACGCACTCTCTCATAGTTTGTGATGAGGATATCACCTTCTGCTGCTTTGACCTCTTCCATTGTCCTCACATACTGCGGAGCTTCGTAACCGAGAATATTGACTGTATCTCTTGTAAATTCCTGTTTTACTCCGAGCGGAAGGATTATCAGAGCTTTGCCGCCCTCGTGAGCTATTACCTGTTTGCAGAATTCCACTTCCATAACTGTTTTACCCAGTCCGAACTTGGCGAATATAGCACGTCTGCCGCCCCTTATCGCCCATGCGACTATATCTTTCTGATGCGGCAGCAGGGCAGAGTTAAGGGATTGAGGTTCGACCTCAAATCCCGTATCTCTCGCAATTGCCATTTTCGACTTTAAAAATGCTAAATATTTACTTTCTTCCATATGTCCCTCCATCAGAACGGCACATCTCCGTCCGAAAGAATCTCCTCAAAGTCGCTGAGGTCACCGTAGCTCATGTTATCCGCAGTGCTGTTCTGAGCAGGCGGAGCGGCATTCTGAGCCGGTCTGCTGTTTCCGATGCTGTTATCACTCTTGTCGCCGCAGAACTCAACAGCATCAACATACACCTCTGTGGTATAGTGAGTAACATCGGAGTGGTTCCTGTCCTGATAGCTGCCTGTTCTGAGGCTTCCCTCAACACAGATCATGCTGCCCTTATTGAAGTAGCGTGTAACGAACTCTGCGGTCTGTCTCCATGCAACACAGGTGATAAAATCCGCCTGTCTCTCACCGCTCTGCTTATCAACAAAATTCCTGTTGACAGCGACAGTAAATCTGCA